GAGCAAAATGCCTTGTAAGTCTTCAAGCTTGCCTACAGAGGCCTGCATCACCGGCTTTCGCATGGCGAAGCTTAAAGGCTCAATTTGTGCCACATGCTACGCCGACAAGGGTTTTTATAAGGTTTACGAAAAAACAATTAAGCCCTCACAGTTTGCCCGTTTGGATGCTGTGCACGAAGCCATGCAAAGCCCTGAAAAGGCTCAATTGTGGGTTTCCGCTATGGTGGCTCACATTGGCAAAGACGCCTATTTCAGGCACCACGATAGCGGGGACTTGCAAGGCCTTGCCCATTTAGAACTACTTGCAGCCCTTTGCGAAGCTACACCAAGCACCAAGCATTGGCTTCCGACTAGGGAGTATGGCATTGTGAAGCAATTCATTGCAAAGCATGGCAAGGTTCCTGCAAACCTCACAATTAGGCTTTCGGCCATGTATCCAGATGAGCCGGTCAAAATTCCTGCAAGCTTGCAAGACATTGCAGGCATAACGGCCAGCAATGTCCACAGCAGAGGGGAGCCCATTGGCGAAGCTTGTAAGGCCCCTTCGCAGGGGGGAGCATGTCTAGATTGTCGCGCTTGCTGGTCTGATGTTGTTGTCTCTTATGCTATGCACTAACCAAAGGGGGAAAAAATGAGCTTGTCTAACATTGTCACCAATTCAAATGGCCGGTTTGTATCGGTTCGATTCACTAAAAAAGACGGGTCTGTCCGAGCAATGGTTTGTCGACTAGGTGTTACGAAACATCTAAAGGGAGGACAATCTACATTAGACCCTTTGAAATATCTCATTGTATTCGACGTACAAAAGAGAGAATACAGGGCAATAAACAAGGAAACAATTTTGTCTGTCACCTATGGAGGCTTTTCTTATGTCTAATTTTCCAACATCCCGCCGTTATCCACGATCTTTGGCCGAAGCTTGGCCGAAGGAGCACGCCAACCCCATAGAATGCTACAGGGCCTACAGTGCAGGCTCTGCTATGGTTGCCTTTGTTCTTGTCTTTATCATCATCGCTGCAGTTTGGAGTTTTATAGCATGAAAAATTTCATTGTGTCGTTTGATAATGTCCCCTTCGAAGGCTTATACGAGCTTGACGAGGGAGAACCCTCCACCTTAGACCACCCTGGGAGCCCTCCGCAGGCCTGGTTAAGTGTAATTTGTGTACATGGGAGCAAGATAAATTTAATTGATGTCCTATCTCCTGATGTCATAGAAGCCATTGAGGAAGACTTAGTAAAGGATGTCGAATGAAACCTAAAAAGCATGCTGCTTTAATTAAGGCCTGGGCTGATGGGGCCATAATAGAAACCTATTACACTGAGCGAGGTATCTGGGAAGAGACCCCTTATCCGCTATTTCTTGACGATTTGTCATATCGCCTTAAAGGAGAAACAAATAATGTCATCCGAAGACAAATATACATGGATACTTTGGGGGATATTGTCTGCGTGCCTTGTGTCAATCCCTCTGCTTGCAATGTTGAATTTGTATTTAGTCCCTCTGGAATGCTTAAAGGGGTAAATTTTATATGAGCGGCCCTTTAATTGCCATAACAGGCCTCATTTATGCCTATGTCGCCCTAGAGCAGGGCTTAAAAGGCAATATGGGGATGTGCTTAGCCTATGCGGGCTACGCCTTCGCTAATGTTGGTCTGTGGAAGCTTGCCTCATGAGTGCTTTTTTCCGTCTTTTACTCCTCTGGCTGCTTCCACCAAGCCAAGACAGGCCCGCCAAGGCCCCTAAACGGCCTTCTGAGCGCTTTTTAGACCACACCTAAGGGGGAGGTAGCCATGAGCCGCTGTGTGTGCTGTAATGCCCTTCTGTCAGACTTCGAGGCAACCCGCCGACATGCCATGACAAAAAGGTTTCTGGAGATGTGTACAGAATGTATAAATGTCTCCTTTGAGGGAAACATCCCTACAATTGATCGTTTTGATCTTTTGCATGAATACGACTTATACGATACGTATAAGGAAGAAGACATATAAAGACAATAAACTATATAAGTTTATTTACATATATGTTTCTTCTATGTATCTTTAAAGAGCAAGGAGTGTGCCAACATGGAAACCATTAACGAACAGCAACAAATGTACGAGGAAGCCCATGAGTATTTTCTTATATCTGAGATTGTGTCTTTAATTCAAGAAAGAGGGTATACCTATGTTTTGTCGTATATTCATGACATTTTAGCCCAAAGGATGGAAGATAAAGGAATTCTTAAATGAAAATAAGCACTATAAAGGTATCTTTAATAGACCACATGGGCTCTGATTTGTCCATTGTGAATGCTGCTCGTGTGTCGTTTGACAAAGAAAGCGAGTGGGTTGCCGGGGAAGAAATTAGAGAGGAAATCGTTACAGGGTTTATAAGGATATCCCATAAGAAAGTGTTGTCTGACCGTGATAGCAAGCTTGTGCGTTATCTTGCAAAGCATAAGCATACAAGCCCCTTCAATCATTGCTTTGCCACGTTCCGCGTAAAAGCTCCCATTTTCGTGGCTAGGCAGCTTGTAAAGCATAAATTTATGCCCTGGAACGAGGTGAGTCGACGGTATGTCGACAGTGAGCCTGAGTTTTTCCTGCCTGAGGGGTGGCGTAAGAAGGCCGACAATGTTAAGCAAGGAAGCTCTGAGGAGTCTGTAGACTTGTCTCCCATAGAAGACATGACAAACGAGGATGGCTGCTTGTTTCTGCCTGAGGAGGCCGTAGGTGTCGCTTTGGCGACATATAGGGCTATGTTAAAGCTTGGTGTCTGCCCAGAACAAGCTCGTATGGTGTTGCCTCAGAACACGATGACAGAGTGGATTTGGAGCGGTACTCTTGGAGCCTGGGCTGATATGTGTCGTCTGAGACTTGACAGCCACACGCAGAAGGAGACACAATTGGTCGCAACTGAGGTTGCTCGTGAGCTTGAGAAGCTCTTCCCTGTAGGTTTTAAGGCTTTGATGGAGGCTTAAATGGAAGTTACAATTGAAGTGACAGAAGAGCATGCGGACGGGTCTGCTACATGTAAGGTGGATATGGATAAGGAAGCTTTGGAGGTTCTTCTTGAGAAGGGCATCATTGCCATCCTAACGGAGTACATTGGGCAACAGAAAGACGAATATGCAGACAAGGAGAAACAATGAATACGTGGCCGTTTCCCCCTTTCCCAAACCCCCTGGACAAACCCGGACAGCCTCCGCTTACTCCTGGGAAGTTTGATCCTTCGAAGGACTCCTATGAACCATCACCATATTGAAGCAATGAGGCAGGCGCTGGAGGCGCTGGAAGAAGCGCATCCAAAACCATACAACGAGTCCGTGATCTCGCATGTAGAAGCCATCACCGCCCTCCGCACCGCCATAGCTTTCGAAGAAAGCCGTGTCGCAGAGGCTGAGAAATCGAACATCAAGCAGGTCATTCACCTATATGACGAGCCACCCGCAGCACAGCGCCAGTGGGTCGGGTTGACAGAGAAAGACTTCTCGGCGATTAATCAATCAGCCTTGACAAAACTTCAGGCCGCAACAAGCGCAGAGTCAATCCTCAAGGAGAAGAATACGTGACACATGACGATGTAGTTGACCTATGGAGAGAGCATAGAGAGGTTCACTCTTTCGCTAGAGCAGTGGAGGCGATAGCAAAGACCAGAGAGAGGGAGCAATGCGCGAAAGCATTAGAGGCACTCCCCTCACAGTGGGCAGATCAACCAGGGATTGCCCAGGCAGAGAGAGCTACCATTCTGGAATGCGTACAGACTATTCGCGCAAGGGGGAGCTTGTGACCCGTGATGACATCATTGCAATGGTGCAGGAAACCATCATTGACAATTCTAACGACAACCCTTTCGACTTCAGACTAACCACTGTGGATCAGATAGAACGCTTTGCTGGCCTAGTTGCTGAGGCAGAGCGAGAGGCGTGTGCGAAGGTGTGCGATACGTTATCTGATCAACACGGCTGGGAAGGCTGCTATGCAGATGAATGCGCTGCTGCAATCCGTGAAAGAGGGCAAGACCCCATGCCTTTGTTCGACGACTGGCCAGGAGGCTGGAAGAAAGAAAGCACAGATGATGTCTAAGTTTATAAAGCATGTTTCATGTGAAGAGTGTGGAAGTTCCGACGGAAACGCCCTCTATACAGACGGACACACCCATTGTTTTGTCTGTAACACAACTCGTCACTCTGACGTAACACCAAAGATTAAGAAAGTGCATATGCAAGCCGCTGGCGAAATCAAGAGCATTCCCGAACGTGGCATTTCCCTGTCTTCCTGTGAGAAGTATGGGGTTACACAAAAGGAAAATAGACACTTCTACCCTTACGCGGACGAAGAAGGAAACATTGTAGCGGCTAAGGTGAGGGACGTACAAAACAAAGAATTCTCTGTACAAGGAAACTGGAAAGAGGCTGTCTTGTTCGGGCAACATCTCTTCTCCACAGGTGGCAAGTATGTCACTGTGGTGGAGGGAGAACTAGACGCCCTTGCAGCCTTTCAGATGACAGGCTCACAATGGCCGGTGGTGTCCATACGTAATGGGGCTCAGAGCGCCCTCAAAGACTGCAAAGCCTCCTTTGAATGGCTCGACAGCTTTGACAATGTTGTCGTTTGCTTTGACAACGACGAGCCTGGGAAGAAGGCTGCTAAAGAGGTGGCTGAGCTTTTTGGCAACAAAGCCAAGGTGATGAAGCACTCCCGTGAATATAAGGATGCCTGTGACTATCTTGTCTCTGGCCGTGACAAAGAGTTTGTAAATCTATGGTGGAAGGCTGAGGAATATAGGCCCGAAGGTGTCGTCACTGTAGGCGACATCATGGACAGGCTGCTAACGCCTCCTGCAAAGGGCATTCCGTGGTGCTTTGACACCCTTACAAAGCTCACTTATGGCCGTCGTCAGGGCGAGCTTTATGGGTTCGGAGCAGGGGTTGGAATTGGAAAGACAGATGTCTTTACACAGCAGATTGCTTACGACATTGAAACCTTAAACGAGAAGGTGGGAGTCATCTACCTTGAGCAGAACGTGGTGGAAACTGCTCAGAGGGTCGTCGGAAAGCTTGATAGGAAGCTCTATCACATTCCCGATGCAGGCTGGAGCAGGGAAGAATACATCTCCTCCATTGAGCGCCTACGTAACCGCCAGCAGCTTTATATGATGGAACACTTCGGGGCTAAAGACTGGCAAAGCGTCAAAAACATCATCAAATACTTTGCCAAGGCCTATGATGTGAAGATGATTTACCTAGACCACTTGACAGCTTTGAGTGCCAACGAGCAGGACGAACGACGGGCCCTGGACGGCATCATGGCAGACATGGCTTCCTTGGCTCAGAGCGACGGGCTCATCATCCATTTTGTCTCTCACCTCACCACACCAGAGGGCAAAGCTCATGAGGAAGGAGGCAGGGTGCTTGAGAAGCATTTCACTGGAAGTCGCGCCATTGCCCGCTGGAGCCATTACATGTTCGGGCTTGAAAGGGACAAGCAGCATTCTGACCCTGTTCAAAGACAAACCACCACATTCAGGGTGCTGAAAGATCGCTTTGCAGGAAGCGCCACAGGTGAGCGATTTGGCCTGCGTTACGACCGTGACACAGGATATTTGGTAGAATGTCAGCTTTATGAGGATGAGCCGCTATGATGGATTTAGACCAACTTCTGCATAACTACCTTAGACTTAAGGAAGACTATGAAAAACTACAGAAACGGTACGAAGAACTGATTCATTCACACGAAAACATCAAGGAAGAATATGACACATACCGCCTCTCCCAAAAGGATAGTGGTAGACATTGAAACAAACCTCAAGCATGACACCATTTGGGTGGTATGTACTCAAGACATTGACACAGGCGAGAAACACACATGGAACGAGGAAAACAGCTTTCAGGACTATATAAAGGACGCTACGTCGATAATCGGGCACAACTTCATCGGGTTCGACGGGCATCTATTGAGCAAATTATGGAAGACCCAGATTTCTTTGAAGAAGATAGTAGACACTCTTATTCTGTCTCGCCTGCTAGAGCCGAGCCGAGAGAAAGGCCACAGCTTGGAAAGCTGGGGAGAACAGCTAGGCGAGGCGAAAACTGACTACAAGGCGGCATGGGAGGCTGCTGTAGACCGCAAAGAAGCCTATCCAGGCGAATGCTTTGACAGCCCTGCCATTGATGTCATAACAGCCTACTGTGCTCAGGACGTTAATGTCACTTGTAAGCTGTTCCTTCATCTTGAGAAGCAATTGAAGGAAAAAGAGTTTTCACAGGAAAGCATTGACTTGGAGCACAAAGTGGGCTTCATCATTGCTGAACAGGAACGTAACGGTTTTAAACTGGATGTGGAATATGCAACCTTGTTACTTGCTGACATCAAAAGAGAAATGGACATCGTATATGAACAAATGCAACAGCGATGGCCTCCCTACGAAAAAGAAAGAGTTTCCGAAAAAACAGGAAAGTCCCTCAAACCTGCCCGCATTGTTTTCAACCCAGGAAGCAGAAAGCAAATTGGAGAAAAACTCCAAGAGCTAGGATGGAAGCCTGAGAAGTTTACAGAGACAGGACAGCCAGTGGTGGACGAAACAGTGCTCTCCAAAGTGGACATCCCAGAAGCTCAAACCATTGCCAAATATTTATTGCTACAAAAGCGTGTAGCTCAAATTGAAAGCTGGTTTGAATGCTTGAAGCCTGACGGCAGGGTGCATGGGAAGGTGATTACTAACGGAGCCGTGACAGGTAGAGCGTCGCATCATAGTCCTAACATGGCTCAGGTTCCTGCTGTTCGTTCTGCGTATGGCCCTGATTGTCGTAAGGTTTGGACAGTCGATGAAGGTAATGTTCTTGTCGGTGTAGACCTTTCTGGGATTGAGCTTCGTTGTTTCGCTCATTATTTAAACGATCCTGAATACATAAATGAGGTGATTAATGGAGATGTCCATACAAAAAACCAAAAAGCATTTGGAGTTAGTACACGAGATGTTGCAAAAACAGTTTTATACGCCACATTGTATGGAGCTTCGCCACCGAAGATTGGCTCGATTATTGGTGGTTCAGCGGCGGAAGGAAAAAAAATTATTGATTCTTTTGAACGAAACGTCCCAGCATATGCAAAACTTAAGCAAAAGGTTTCTAGGTATGCTGCGAAAGGGCGGATTCCGGGTCTTGATGGACGTCAACTTATCATTCGTTCGGAACATTCTGCTCTCAACACGCTTCTACAAGCAGCCGGAGCGATCATTGCGAAACAATGGATTGTCTGCTTTACAGAAAGGCTTAAAAATGCACAAGTTCAGTACAAATTAGTTGCTTGGGTGCACGACGAAGTGCAAATCGAAACAAAACCAGAATACGCTTGCCAAGTTCTCGAAATTGTGGTACAATCTGCTGCTCAGGCAGGCGAACTTTTAAAGTTTCGTTGTCCTGTAGCTGCTGAGGGAAAGACAGGAGCAAACTGGTATGAAACACACTAAGTATCCTAACGGATATTTTAAAGACAAATTATGTAAAACATGTCAAAAACAGTTTACACCAACAAATCCTTGTAATATTTATTGTTCTTTAGATTGTAAAGGAAAGAACGCGTACTACCGTAGAAATTATGGTATTGACGATAAAACCTTACAAGACATGAAAAAACAGCAAAATTACAAATGTGCTATATGCACTGACGAAGGTTTTTTAATTGGTAAAAACAATCACACAGAAAAACTTGCAGTAGATCACGACCACGCAACAGGAAAAGTGAGAAAGTTATTGTGTCACAATTGCAATAGAGCTTTAGGGTTGTTCAAAGACAGTCCAGAACTTCTAAGAAAGGCAGCAGAATATGTCGAACAACACTTCCATTGATAATCCCGAAATAGGTAAAATTAATATAATAGTTAATGAGAAAGATTTTTCCATTATATGTTCTGACACTTTAACGATGGCTGAAGTATTTAATATTTTGGTAACTGCTGTGAATGAGCTTGCACAGCGGGATTTTGACGACGATAAACACGTTCATTAAGGAGAATGACATGACGTTTGAATTCGAAGAAAATGAGGCAATGTTCATTATGCAGGTGCTTGGAGAACTTCCGACAAAGACGGGAGCCTTCCATGTCCTTGCAAAGATGGACAGCCAATTTAAGTCTCAGCAGACCCCTGTTGAGGAGCCCGTAGCTGTGGCGTAATAGGTAGCCGCAGGAGACTTAAAATCTCCCGCTTCGTGCGTGTCGGTTCGAATCCGACCAGCTACACCACTTTGCTGCTATGGCTCAACGGTAGAGCAACCGCCTTGTAAGCGGTAGGTTGTGGGTTCGATTCCTACTAGCAGCACCAACTTTTGATGAGGACTATCAACATGAAAAATTCGATTAAACCCATTCGCATTAACGGCGAGCTTTTCTGGTCTAAGTGGATGGGGGAATTTAATACGAAGTTTGGCGACACAACTAAGTATGAATGCACCATTGGCAACCTGTCTGAAAAGGCTAAGGAAGCCCTCGAAGGAATGGGCATCAAGGTGAAATACAAGGACAACATGGGTAACTACATTGTTGCCAAGAGTAAGTTCAAGTTTGAGCCCGTAGACGAGAAAGAGAACAACGTCGAGGTGGACACCATTGGAAATGGCTCTAAGTGTGTGGCTTTGGTGTCCGCCTATGAGCATCGAATGTCCAAGCAGCACGGGCTTTCCCCGTCTGTGAAGTCTTTGGTGGTCACCGAGCTTAAGACATACATCCCTGAAGGGCAGGAGCAGGAAGAGGACATTGTTCTGTGAAGGATAGGCCGTCTGTAGCCTTTGTCGATGCTGATTTCCTTGTCTACCGCATTGGCTTTAGTTGTGGTGAAACAGAAACTGCAATGATTGCCAAGAACCGGCTCATGGAATATCTCTTCGACATTGTTTATAAGCGGCTCAAATGCGAAGACTACGAAGCCTTCATAACAGGGAAAACCAATTTTAGGTATGGGCTGGCTAAGACGGTGCCTTACAAGGGCAACCGTAAAAACCTAGACAAGCCTAAATATTATGAAGAGCTTCGTAGCCACCTTATCGACCTCGGGGCAAGCGTGTCAGAAAACTGTGAAGCAGATGACGAAGTGGCAATAAGGGCAGCAGCCTATGAAGGCATCATTGTCCATGTTGACAAAGACCTAGATCAGCTTCCTGGCTGGCATTACAACCCCGTTCAAGATAAAGAATATTTCCTAGATGAAACAGAAGGCCTGCGTAACTTCTACAGTCAGCTTCTTCAAGGCGACCGCATTGATAACATCAAAGGCATCAAGGGAATAGGCCCTAAGAAGGCTGAAAAGCTCTTGAAGGATGCTAAGACAGAGAAAGACATGTACACCATTGTGTGTGAGGCCTACGCCAAAGCTGAGGAAACGCATGAGCATCTAGTGGAGAATGGCCAGCTTCTATGGTTGTCCCGTCATCAAGGACAGATATGGCACCCCCCAAGCTAAGGCAATACAACAGCGGAGAATGGACACCAGCGAGGTTTAAGGGGTTTGTCACATCAGCCCTTAGAACAGCCTCCAGGCGCTGGCCTCCGAAGTTTGAAGCCCTAAAGAAAGCCCTCGTAGGAAAGAAGGTGAACAAGAAGACAAACAAACTGGCAAACCACTACAAATGTGCCTCCTGTCGTCAGCTGTTCACCAGCACCGACGTTCAAGTGGATCACATTAGTCCGGTGGTAGACCCTGTAAAAGGATTTGTCTCTTGGGATGTTTTCATTGATCGCCTATTCTGTGAGGAAGACAATTACCAAGTGCTCTGCAAACCCTGTCATGCAGAGAAGACTAAAGCAGAGAAAGCACAAAGGAGCAAGAAATGACCGATGATTTTTACGAATCAGAAGCCACCATCACCCTGTCGTATGTACATAATGATGGTGACCAATATCAATTTACCTTTGAAGAGCCTCTTACGTGGCCTGAGGCCCTGGATAAGATGATTAAATTCATCAACAACATTTATGGGTATGATGTGTCTTCGCAGGTAGCCCTTCGCTATAAAAATACAGCCATTAAACCAGATTGCTGGAACGGGCCCCTCTTTGACACGGAAGATGAAATTTCCGGCCCAGGACTGAGCGACTAATGCGTATCTTAGTCATTCCAGACGCACAAGTGCGTGAGGGTGTCCCTTTGGAGCATTTGGAGTGGGCAGGGAAGGCCATCTGTGACTACCGCCCCGATGTTGTCGTTAACATTGGGGACTTCGCAGATATGCCCTCTCTCTCCACCCACGATGTTAAGGGAAGCAAAGCCTTTGAAGGGCTGCGCTACAAGAAAGACATAGATGTCGCAAAGAAGGCCATGCAAATGCTGTTGGCCCCTCTAAGGGAATTGCAGGGCAAGCAAAAGAAGAACAAGGAGAAGGTGTATAAACCTCGCATGGTGCTGACGCTAGGCAACCACGAAAACCGCATTAACAGGGCGGTGAACAACAATCCCACCTTAGAAGGACTCATTTCTGTAGATGACCTGGGCTATGCAAAAGATTGGGAGGTTCATAACTTCCTTGAGCCAGTTTTTATTGCTGGTGTGGGCTTTAACCATTACTGGCCTGTGGGCGCTATGGGCCGTCCTGCTTCTTCTGCTGCAACTATCATTACAAAGCTTCATATGTCGTGTGTCGCGGGTCATCAACAAGGAAAGCAAATAGCCTACGGTAAGAGGGCAGACGGGAAGCCCATTTGTGCCATCGTAGCAGGAAGCTTCTACCTCCACGATGAGGGATACATGGACAGCCTCTCAAACAGTCATTGGAGGGGTTTGGTGGTCTTAAACGATGTCAAGGATGGCAGCTTTGATGAAATGCTCTTGTCCATTGATTACCTGAGGAGAAAATATGGCGAAAGCTAACATTGCTTGTGGGACATGCTTTTACAGCCTCCACTCCATCACTGAAGAGCCTTGCCGTCAATGTAAAGTTTTTAGTCATTGGGTAGATAAAGATATGTATAAAGAAACTATATACGACATCGTAAGTAAGCCTAAGCATTACATGCTCTTTGAGCAGCAAGGCATTGAAGTGAGACATGTCATTGAGAAGCTGGTGGAAAAGCTTAATGGAATGCCTTCTATGGCTATTGCCGACTATGTTCAGCTTATGCAATATCTCATGCGGTTTATGGACAAAGGAGGAGTTGAAGACCTGAAGAAGGGACGGTGGTATTTGGACAAAATCATTGAGCAGCTTGAGAAATGAACTACTATACTCCTTTCATTCCAAGTTCATATTTTGGAGTGAGGGTTAGGAAGCAGACAGTGGGAGATTTCTTGAAAGCTGTAGAGTTTACGGAAGTGTGGCAAACGTATGCGAAATATCACCTTTCACGAACTTAAAGAACTTCTGAAGGAGCTTGATGAGATTAGTCTCTTAGAGCTTCTTGAGATTGATAGTGGGATGCTGGTGGAGGCTTTCTCCGACATCATCGAAGATAAACAAGAAAAACTAACAAAGGAACTAAATGACTAACATGACTCCCTACCAAACGTACATCGCAAAAAGCCGGTACGCAAGGTTCATTGACAAAGAAGACCGCCGAGAGCATTGGCCTGAGACAGTGGCTCGTTATTTCAATTTCATGCAGAAGCATTTGAAAGAAAAACACAACTACGACATACCTGCAGACCTTAGGGAGCGTCTACAGACTGCCGTGACAAACCTCGAAGTGGTTCCTTCCATGCGCTCAATTATGACCTCTGGTGAGGCTCTGGAGCGTCAGAATGTGGCAGGCTATAACTGCTCTTATCTCCCCATTGACGATGTCAAGGCCTTTGATGAGGCTATGTACATCCTCCTGTGTGGCACTGGTGTTGGCTTTAGCGTGGAGCAGAAATATGTCAATAAGCTGCCTGAGATTCCGGCTCAGTTGTTTGAGTCTGGCACTTTGGTTATGGTTAAAGATTCCAAAGAAGGCTGGGCAAAGGCCCTGCGACAGATTATTGCCCTCCTATACGCAGGTGAAATTCCTAAGTGGGACGTATCTAGTGTGCGCCCTGCCGGAACGCGTCTTAAAACATTCGGTGGTCGTGCTAGTGGCCCAGAGCCGTTGGTTGACCTTTTTAAATATGTGGTCGGAAAATTCAAGGGTGCTGCTGGCCGAAAACTTACCAGCCTCGAAGCGCACGATATTCTATGTAAAATTGGAGAAGTCGTCGTTGTTGGTGGGGTACGTAGAAGTGCCATGATTAGCCTGTCCGATCTCACTGACGACCGCATGGCTCACGCCAAAGCAGGTAATTGGTGGGACGGAAATGGTCAGAGGGCTCTGGCGA